GTCTAATGTCACCGCTGGTCCCTAAGACCAGCAAAAAAACAAAAAAAAACCAACCGCTCTAAAATCGCCTCCGGCGATAACGGCTAGTCGGCGTGGCCTCCCGAAGGCCCCGCCATCCGACCTAGCCTAGCACAATGTCAAGGGATAACTTATCAACAACCTGCTAGACTGCGTCTAAACCGAGGAGCCCTAGCCATGCGTAGAAAGAAGTTAAGCAGGAAAAAAAGCAAATCTCTCTTTCGAAAAACTGCCAATAAAATGCACCGACGCAATGGCATCGGCACTATTCCTCGCGGTGGCGTTGCTCTCTAGCTGTTCAACCGGATATGAAATATGCCTTGCTATCGACCCTTACAGGCATGGCATGGACCCGGAGGCGTCACATTCCAAAAAAGGCTCTCCTTCGGTACTCCAATCGAACTCCCCTGCGGCCGCTGCGTCGGCTGCAGACTCGACAAATCTCGAGACTGGGCAATCCGCTGCTATCACGAAGCGTCTATGTACGATTCCGGCCTCGACAACGCCTTCATTACGCTCACCTACTCTCCCGAAAATCTTCCGCAAGGTTCTTCCCTTGTAAAATCTCACTTCCAAAAATTCATACGCTCACTTCGAAAGCGCACTAAGAAAAAAATACGCTACTACATGTGCGGCGAATACGGCCCACTGACCGACCGCCCGCACTATCATGCGCTCCTATTTGGGTTTCACTTCGAAGACCAAAAACTATTCACAATCCGCCGGGGCAACAACTGCTACAAATCTGCACTTCTAGAAAAAACATGGACAAAAGGTTCATCCGAAATCGGTAATGTAACCTTCCAATCCGCGGGCTATGTCTCGCGCTACATAATGTCCAAACAAAATGGCGAATACGCCACCAGGGAATATTCAATTCCCGATTCAGAAACCGGAGAAATACTTCCGGACGTGCTAAAACAAGCTCCCTATACTGCAATGTCACTGCGCCCCGGCATCGGAAAAAAATGGTATGAAAAATATAAAAGCGACCTCTTCCCGCATGACTATGCGGTCTTACCGGACGGCAAAAAAGCACCCGTCCCAACCTACTATCGCAATCTACTTAAAGCATCTGACCCTATGCTCTGGAACAGGCTACGCGAATCTCGCATTGAAAAATGCGAAAACAACCCCGATAACACTCCCGAAAGACTCGCGGTCCGCGAAGTCTGCAAAACAAAAAAAGCCGAAAGGCTTCTAAGGGTAATCTAATGAATCATCTCCTCTTCACGGTCTACGACGAAAAAGCCGAAGTATTCACAGCTCCATTCTTCGTCCCTACCTTGGGACTAGCTACCCGCGCATTCGCGGACTGCGTAAACTCATCAGAACACCACTTCGGCAAACACCCACAGGACTACACACTCTTCTCTTTAGGCGCATTCGACGACGGCGACGCTACCTTTGCACACAAAGAAAAAAAATCCATCGGCAATGGCGTAGAGTTTATCTCTAGCCAGCACGTCTCAGCCGTCAAGGAATTCAACGATGCGCCAAACACATCAATTCAGCCAAACAAAGCGAGCTGATATACCTCGCTCATCCTTCGACCTCTCACACGGTCTCAAAACTACCTTCGACGCGGCAACGCTAGTTCCTATTCTGTCGCTCGAAGTCTTACCCGGCGATACAATTAATCTGCGGGCCTCCCTGTTCGGGAGGCTCGCAACGCCGATCAAACCTATACTCGACAACCTCTATCTCGAGACGTTCTTCTTCTTCACTCCATACCGCCAAGTTTGGGAAAACTGGGAAAAATTCAACGGCGAGCAAACACAACCCGGAGACTCTACCGACTTCGTCATTCCGAAAATGACTGGCATCAATACCAATATCCTCTTCGATTACTTTGGCGTTCCGACCAATTTAGACTTCGATCTTACTGACGTCTCCGCTCTACCCTTCCGCTGCTACTCAAAAATATATAATTTCTGGTTTCGCGACCAGAACCTAGTCTCAGCCATCCCCGAAAATATCGGCGACGGGCCTGACGACACAGCGGATTACTCCACAAAAAGGCGCCGCAAGCGCAGAGATTATCTGACCTCGGCGCTCCCATTTCCCCAAAAAGGCGACGAAGTTGTCGTCCCTCTGGGCGACACCGCACCCGTTGTTCCTGACTTCGCAGGACCGGGTTTTGGTATCCCTCTCTTCGGCTCTCCCGGCGAATCATGGGGTCTTGACTCCACTGGCGCCGGCACTGAGCTCGACGTGTCAGTCGCTCCCTCACCCGGTAACGTCAACGAACCTTGGATTGTTACCGGACTCGAAGCCGATCTAACTCAAGCAACCTCCATCACGATCAACGCACTGCGTGAATCGTTTCAAATTCAGAAACTCCTCGAGCGCGACGCCAGAGGCGGAACGCGCTACCCGGAAATTCTCCGGTCTCACTTTCAAGTTTCTGATCCTCAACTCCTCGTCCACCAAAGGCCCCTCTATTTGGGCGGCGGGAGTACCATGATTAACATCACACCCGTGCAACAACAGGCCCCGTCCGTCATCGACGGCGTGGGCGGCGGCGGCGAAGTCGCCGAAACACCGCAGGGCAATCTTGCCGGATACGGCACTGTCTCTGCCTCCGGTCACGGCTTCACTTCATCGTTCACTGAGCACGGGCACATAATCGGCATCGTCAACGTCCGAGCCGATCTAACCTATCAGCAGGGCCTCGAACGCTACTGGTCGCGTGCGACCCGGTTCGACTTCTATTGGCCTGCACTCTCCCATCTGGGAGAACAAGCGGTTCTTAATAAAGAAATCTTCGTCTCTAACTCGTCTGTCGATGACGACGTGTTCGGCTACATGCCGCGCTATGACGAATACCGCTTTAAACAATCTCAAATTACGCGGCTGTTCAGGTCCTCTGCAGCCGCATCACTCGACGTCTGGCATCTTGCCCAAGACTTCGCAACCCTTCCCACTCTTGGATCAGACTTTATCCAAGACGACCCACCCATCGACCGCGTCGTCGCAGTTCCGTCGGAACCCGACTTCTTACTCGACGTCTACTTCAAAATTCGCGCGGCCCGTCCACTACCTCTCTACGCAACGCCGGGACTCATCGATCACTTCTAGCCGAAAATCGGATAGACGCAATAAAAAACTTCAGGCTAGTTAGCCTGGTGGACATCACCACCGTCCACCAAGCTAACAGCCCATCCTTCAAAGGCACAAACATGACTACATGGAATCTCTATTTCGCATCCCTCGTATCCATGTCATTACATCCGGGCTATTTACGCCCGGACACAGAAAAACCTACTCTCCATGAGCTTGCTCAGCTCGCTGATCAAATGCTCTACTTCACACCCGAGGAACGGCAATGCCAATAGCTGCCGCAGCAATAACAGGCGGCGGCGCTCTGCTTGGCGGCCTCATAGGCTCATCAGGTCAACGCGCAGCAAACAAGGCGAACGAACGCATCGCAAGAGAGAACCGCGCTTTCCAAGAGCGTATGTCCTCAACGGCCTATCAACGGGCCGCTACCGACCTCGAAAAAGCAGGGCTTAACCGTATCCTCGCGTTAGGCTCTCCAGCCTCATCACCCGGCGGATCTACTGCAGTAATGCAAAATCCCAAAGCGTCTATCGCTGCCGGGGTAACGTCCGCCACCACAACGGCTATTAATGCCGCTCAACAAATTGCGACCATTGAAAATATCAAGGCGCAATCTCTAAAAGCTATTGCAGATGCAAAGCTTACCGAATCAAAATCCGACGTCATATCGCCAGCTGCCGGCGTCGCGTCTGACCTCGCACAACTCTATAATAAAATAAAATCCTTCCTCGGCCAGTCCATGAAACTTCCCGGCCGAGGAGGCACGGCTCTGTCCCTGCAGGAACAGGCCAAACAGAAAAAGCGCAAACGTGACGCTGATATCAAATCTGGCAAAGCCAAAAAGACCTCCCGCTATGGCGGGCGTGTCTTTCCAATGGAAGACACGTAATGTCTAAAACCAAACCAATAATCCGCCCGTTCTCCGTCGACTTGTCGCAGGGCGGAAAAACACAACAACACTTCAAAGATTCCTGCGATGTGAACAATATAATTGCTCACTTTCGCCATACGGGAATCGACCCTTACGCGGAGCGTCTAAAAACTCAAACCTTCGGCTACGCAACATCGCAATCTTTCAGCGATGCCATGCGTAATATCGCGGAAATCAATTCCGCCTTCGCCGAACTACCGGCCACGGAACGGGCCGAACATCAAAACGATCCAGCGAACTGGCTGGAAACTCTCGCAACGCAGGACTCCCTAGCCATAGACACCCCTGACGCTGCGATCGTCCCTCCAAGCTCAACTCAGGACGTGGAAACGTCCGAAATTGTCCCGCCCGAATCAAAATCTGAGGCGGACTGACATTACAACCCTTGTTGTCTAATGTCACCGCTGGTCCCTAAGACCAGCAAAAAAACAAAAAAAAACCAACCGCTCTAAAATCGCCTCCGGCGATAACGGCTAGTCGGCGTGGCCTCCCGAAGGCCCCGCCATCCGACCTAGCCTAGCACAATGTCAAGGG